CTAGACGTCATATGCGTTGACGGTAGCCATATCGGCATAGCAACAGGGCGTTTTAGAGACCGCGTGCGAGACCATACGCTTATGCACGTCGCGCAGCCAGCTGTGGATGAGGCGGTGCCAGCCGGTGTCGTTAAGACTGTAGCTGAAAATGACGCGTGGGACCGGCGCCGCTCGATTGTTGACATATCCGGTCTTGTTGCCGAGACAGTCGCCCTATACGGGCTCGAGACACACGTAGATGAAAAGCCATCGTCGGCATATGACGATGGACACGGGCTGCTTATGGCCTAGGAGGTCATATGAAACTTTGGATCAGGCCGGGGAGAGACGTCACGGTCTCGCTTGTCGATGGCTCGGCGATAAGCGGAAAGACGGGATTCGTGCTTCCCGGGAAGATCAAACTTTCCAGCGTTTTAGCAGACAAGTCGAAGATCCCCGGTGTCGTTATTATTCCGCACGACAAGGTGCTTACGGTGCAGGTGATGCCATGATTACGCTTAAGACCGACCAGGGCGCGGTCACCATTGGTGACTCGTCCATCCCCGGCGTCAACACTCGCACCACATGGGGGGCCAGGGTGGCAGACCCACCTCTGCAGCTCTCATCACTCACACGCACAGGCCCCGTCGACCCACAAGTGGTTTGGAAGACGCAGCCGAGCGTACGCAAGGTCGTCGAGTTTGCGGCTAGAAACGTCGCATCTGTCCCATGGAAGGCTTACGTCAGGGTGAGCGATGACGACAGGCAGCGCGCCTCTGGATCGCCTGTCGAGCGTGCGCTCAGGCACCCACGCCCGCGCCTCACGCACTACCAGATGATGTACCGGCTCACCATAGACGCGATGCTCTACGACCGATGGTGCGTGGCGCTGCTTCCTGACGGGACGCTGCAGCGCATACCACCTCGCGAGCTCGTGCTAGACAGTGACGGGCTCGACAACATAGGCCGCATAGGTGTGAGCCTTGCAGGTGGCGTCGTCGATATAACGGGACTTCCTCTCGCGCTAGGCGCAGGGTGGTCTGCATGGGACGCAGACGGTGTGTCACCTCTTGTGACCCTAGCATCGATCCTGCGCGAACAGAGACATGCGGTTGAATGGCGAGATGCACAATGGGAACGCGCGCCGAAGATAACAGGAGTCTTGAAAAGGCCTGCAGAAAAGGATGTAGGCGCTTGGGACGCGAGAGATAGAGAGAGGTTTTTGCGTGCCTGGAAGGAATTTCGAGAGGGGAAAGCCGCAGGCACGCCGATTCTTGAAGACGGCATGGAGTATGAGCAGATAGGCTCGACGGTGTCTCCGGCAGACGCCAAAGACATTGAGGGCCGCCAGCTCACAGACATCGAGGTCTGCTCGTCTTTTCACATTCCTCCCGAGCTTGTGGGGGCAAGGCAGGGCACCTTCTCGAACATCGACGCCTTCCGCTCGATGCTCTTCGGACCGACCTTGGGCCCCCAGCTTACGCAGTTCGAAGAGGCTATGAACGCTGAGATCGTCCCGTCGCTTGACAGCACAGACGGCATCTACGCCGAACTTGACCGTGAGGCCGCCATGAACGGCAGCTTCGCCGAGCAGGCTACCTACCTGCAGACGGCAGTAGGCGGCCCATACATGACGCGTGCCGAGGCAAGAGGGCGGGTCAACCTGCCCCATGTCGACGGTACTGACGATCTCATAGTCCCGCTTAACGTCACCGAGGGCGGACAAGCATCTCCCACCGACTCCGGCAGCCAAAACAGGAAGGACACATGGGTATGAAGCAGGTCAGGAAGACCTTCAAGGCCGACATGGACGTCGGCGGCGAGGGGAAGTTCACAGCTCTTGTATCGACGTTCGGCACCGTGGACTCCCAGATGGAGGAGATAGAGCCGGGTGCTTTCACGGAGGGGCTCAAGAGCTTTGACGAAAAGCAGCCGTTGCCGATTCTCTGGGACCACCAATGGGATGACATATGGTCGCACATCGGCACTGCCACAGCAGAGCAAACCGAAGACGGCCTCATCGTCGAGGCACAACTCGATATGGACAACCCCACAGCCAAGCAGGCCTACCGGCTGCTTTCGCAAGGTCGCGTCCATGAGTTCTCGATCGGGGGCTTCGAGCCGCAGGAATCGGCCACGACAGATGAGGATGGCATACGCCATGTGGAGCGCTTCGATCTGGCCGAAGTGTCTCTCACGCTCAAAGGGGCGAACCCAGACACGCAGCTCATCGACATAAAGTCCCGTGAGGCAGACGCCACAAAGGCCGGCCGTGTGCTCGCAGGGCGTCACGTCAAGACCTTAAAGGACGTGAGCTCGGAGATGGCAGGCGTTAAGAAAACTCTCGACGATCTCATCGAAGAGGTCGATGCCCAGCAAGACCCGTCAGATGGCGGGAGCAAAGAAAAGCCGGACGAATCCGGCAAGTCGATGTCGGCGCGAATCGCGGCGGCACGTATCGCTCTGGCCGCATCGGCCGGAAAGGAGCACTAATGAACAAGAAAGATCTGCTTTTCAAGAAGATCGACCGCGCAGGAGAGCTTGCCGCCAAAGGCGAGGATCTCAGCGAGGAGGAGATCACCGAGGCCAACAAGCTGGCAGACGAGATAGCCTCTCTCAAGTCTGAGATCGCAGCCGCCGAGCAGACAGCCAAGAAGCTCTCTGGCTTTGCCAAGAAGGAAGAGCGCAAGACCACAGGCGACGGCGAGGCGACAGGCACCCTCGGCCAGCGCTTTGTCGGGAGCTCTGCCTACAAGGCCTTCCGTGAGGCGAACCCCCACGGTGTCTCAAAGGGCACCCCGATCAACATCAGCGCAAAGTCAATCGGCGTGATAAGGACCAAGGCCGACCCTGCCCCTCTTAATACCGCAGCCAACGGCGACGTGCTGCCTGTACGTCTTCCCGGCATCGACGACCTGACTTATCGTCGTCAGACCACCCTGCTTGACCTCATCACGCGCGGTACAGCTACAAGTGCGTCTCTGCAGTATCGTCAACTCGTTGCCATTACGAGCAACGCCGGCATCGTCGGTGAGTCTAAGACCACCTCTGGCACCGACAAGGCAGGCGGCCTCAAGCCTCTCTCGACACTCACCACACAAACCAAAAATGCCGTGGCGTTTACCTATGCCGACGGTATAGAGATCACCAACCAAGAGCTCGCAGATGATGGCGCTCTCGTGTCTTTGGTTGATGGGATTTTGCGCCAAAACGTCGATCTAGAGACCGAGCGCGTAATCCTCGAAGGCGCAGGCACCGATGATGAGCCTGCTGGCATCCTTAACACAACCGGTGTTCTTGCGCAGGCGTTCTCGACTGATGCTATCACCACGATCCGCAAGGCCAAGACCCTGCTTGCGACCACCTCCAACACGATTGCGCAGGCAGTTGTGCTCAACCCCGAAGACGATGAGGCGTTCGATCTCGCCCAAGACGCACAGAAGCGCTACTACGGCAACGGCCCCTTCGGAAGCGGGCCCTCCACCATCTGGGGCATCCCTCGCGTGACCTCCCAGATCGTCCCTGTTGGGAAGGCCATCATGGGCGACTTCTCCCAGATACAGCTGCTCACCCTTGAACCGATGAGCGTTCTTGCCTTCAATCAACATAAGGACTACGCACAGCGCAACCTGACCTATCTGCGCGCGGAGTTCCGTGCCCTGCAGCTCATCCGCCAGCCAGCCAAGCTTGCCGTGGTGTCTCTGGCGTCCTCTGGGGCATAGGCATGGCAGATGTAGAGATGATCGTGGTTAAAAACGTCCGTTACCGCAAGCCCGACGCCGAAAGGCTCGGGCTTGTTGCCTCTGTTGAAAAGGCAAGCTCAACGAAGCCTAAAGCTGCTGCCACCACGAAACCAAAGAGAGCAGCAACTACTAAATAGGTGAAAGGAGGGCAAGCGTGAAATATGATGACATCATCTCGTCCGCCGACACGATCGACCAGACATGGTGGATGAGAGCTGCGCAGGCGGCAGTGAGGCATTACTGCGGTTGGCATATCTCGCCGCAAGTCACGGAGACCCTTACTGTTGACGCTTACGGCGGGCGCTCGCTTGCCCTTCCCTCCAAGCACGTCACGGCGATTTCGTCAATTGTCATAGGCAGCGATGATGTGACCTCTGATGTCGTTTGGTCTGAGGCTGGGACCGTTGTCCTTACCTCTGGCGTTTGGCCTGACCTGCCCGGGTCTGTAAAGGTAGCCCTTACGCACGGGTGGGACGCCGACGAGGTGCCAGATGTCGCGGCGATGATCCTCTCTGTCGCCAAGCGCGCCCGCACAAACCCCGGCTCAATCTCAGCGCAGAGCGTCAACGGCGCCTCTGTCAACTTCGCCACCTCAAGCGGGGTGCCTCTAGGGGTGCCGCTCATGCAGTCAGAAATGGATGCTCTTGCCCCGTACCGTCTGGGGGCGAGGCCATGAGCACCGCAGCGGACTTCATAGGCTCATCAGATGTCCAGATGGACTCACTCACGACTCTTACGAGGAAGCGAGCGAAAAAGAAAGAAGACCCATATAACCCTGAGCGTACGGTAGAGGATTGGACAGACCCAGACGTGCTTGCTTTCAGCGGGTACGTCTCATCGCAGACGTCAACCGAGCAGACCGACGCAGTGCGGGCCAAGCTCATAACGACCGTGCAGATCATCGTGCCTAACCCAACAGTAGATGTCATGGAGGGCGATCGCGTCACAGATGGCACGCACAGCTGGAGTGTCACAGGCATCCCCATTAAAGACATTAACCCATTTACCGGTTGGCAGCCGACGCTTGTCGTAGATGTCGAGGAGGTGGACGGATAGTGTCCAAGAACGTTACCGTGACCTTTAACCAAGCCTACTTCAACCAGATCATGCGCTCGGCAGGTGTAGAGGCGCTCTGTAAGGGCAAGACAGAAGATGCCCTTGCCATAGCGAAATCTACCGCTCCCGTAGACACAGGCGCGTATCGTGACGGCCTTGGCATCGAGAAGGTGCCCCACAAGTACCGCGACACCTACGAGGTTGTAGGCCATGATTGGAAAACACTACTTGTTGAGTCAAAGACCGGAAACCTGGCACGGGCCCTCAAGGCGGTGAAGAAGGCATGATCACCCCACCAGACATGGAGCTATGGGCGACGAAGTATATAAGAAGCTGCCTCTCATCTCTTGGCTACGACGTCGAGGTCTCGAATAAGGAACCAGAAGATCTTTCCGCGGCGGATATGACACGACCCCTGGTCGTGATCCGTGATGACTCCGGAGCACAGGAGAGCGCCGTCACCTATGACCGCTCGCTTGGCGTCTCGGTGCTCTGGGGAAGCCGTCAAGACGACAAGACAACAGGTGACATAGCCCGACTCGTTATGGCCATCATGGCAGATGACGGGATAGCGGAGGCTGCTGGCTCTCCTGTCGCGTCCGTCGAGCGTGACGGGTGCAACGGCCCTTATAGCGTCACAGAACAACAGGATTTACATCGCAAATATATGACGGTCGAGTACACGATTGTCGGAGACATCAGTTAAGGAGAACACATGTCAGCAGACACTAACGGCAACGACCTTTCCCTCGTGACGGTGCCAGTCACCGGTTTCATCGCTGTGCAAATGTTAGGGGCACCATCTTATATTGACTCTGCCGCCGGAGGTCTCACGCCTCTGGTCCTGCCGTCCGGATATAAGAAGGTAGGGCTTCTGACAGATGACGGAGCCCCTCAGGACGACTTAGACTCAGACGACGACATCGAGCTTTGGCAAAAGGGCTACAAACTTCGCGGTGATGTCACGAGCCGCACGCTCGAGATCATTACAGCCGAGCTCAACGACACGGTTCGTGAACTCACCAACGGCGTAAAGCCGGACGCCAACGGCATGATCGTCGTCGACCAGGGCAACGAGAACCAGTTCCCTCTCTTCGAGTACGTCAAATACAAGAATGGCATGTCTCTTCGCAGGAACGGACTTGCCCAAATCTCCACCGTTGCACCTGCGCAGCAGAGTCGTGGAGAAGTCGCGGGCTATGACATCACCTTCGAGTGGATCAGCGATGAAACCGTGGGGGGGTTCTACCGAGAGTGGGTTGTGAACCCCAACGCCAGCTCTGTCTCATCTCTTGCTATCAAGGCATCTGATGGAAGCGCTGCTGCAACATCGGTGAGCGTCGGCTCTACGGTTGAGCTTAAGGCGGTCGCCACCCTGACAGATAACACGACAATCGACGTCTCTGCCACATGGGCGTCAAGTGATGTCGCGGTGGCAGCTGTTTCTGACGGCATGGTCACAGGCGTTTCCGCAGGAACAGCCACGATCACGGCATCCTATGCCGGCGTGTCCGCAACGCTTTCTATGACGGTATCGGAGGCATAGTCTATGGCCGAGAAGAAAACAGAGAAGTTTGACTTCGACGCACTGCTTGAAGGCTATGACGAAGATGCGGCCTTGGCGAGCCTCTCGGCATCCCTTGAGCCGAAGGTCATTGTTGTGGAAGGTGACGCTGTGGCGAAATTCCCAGACGGGAGCATCTACCGCCTGCCTCTTACCTTTTCTATTGACGATGCCGACGCGCTCAAGGAGATTGACGGAGATGACGCCGTCGAGCAGATGAGAAAGCTCTTCTCAAGACTCTGCGGAGACAGCGTCTCCAAGGCCCTCATGGCAGAGCCGTTCCAGTCGGTGAGCGCCTTCGCCAGCCGCTACTTTGAGCTGTTCCAGAAGATCAACCAAGCGTCGCTGGGGGAATCTCAAGCGTCGCTGCGTTCATAGGATCGCATCGCCAGGCAGCGACGCGTACATTTCGCGAGACATTCGGGGCCTCTGTGTCGTCAATCGGCACGGAGGCTCTTCCGTGGGGAGAGGCAAGGGACTTGGTTCTCTCGGCTGCGTCTGACACATCTACCGCCCTCGGGGCTGAGCTCGCAGGGTGGGCATACCCGGCAGAAGTCCTGCAGATAACGCAGGCGCTCGTATCGGCGGCGCAGCTTGGGCGGAAAGGCGCAAAGGCCGTAGAGAAGCTCATGCCGTGGGCTTTGGAGGCAAAGCGCAGGCAGGCTCCCACCGCACTAGAAATCGCAAAGGCACAGAAAGAGATTGACGAAGAGGTGATCTTCTCATGAGCAGCGAGGTCGGCTCTGCCCACATCAGCATCTTCCCGACAATGACGGGCTTTAAGTCAGCCGTCTCAAAAGGCGTGTCTGAAAGCGCGTCAGGAGCTTCGTCGTCTTTTTCAAAAGGGTTCAAAGGGGTGGCAGAAAGCATAGGCTCGAAGCTTGGCATTAAGATGAAGTCTTCTTTTTCTGCTTCGTCGGCAGGTCTTGCTAACGCCACAACAAAGCAGCTCGAGTCATCTGTCGCCTCTGCTGCCTCTTCGCTCTCCTCTGCACGGCTCAAGGCGCAGTCTGCTGATAACGCCGTGGCCACAGCCGAGGCTAAATACCAAGAGACCCTTGAGAAGTACGGCTCTACCTCATCGCAGGTCATAGCAGCCGAGGGCCGCCTTTCCTCTGCTCGCTCAAAGCAGCAGATCACAACCGAGAACGTCGAGATGGCCTCAGCCAAGCTCGAGGATGCGCAACGCAGCCTCGCGAAGGCGCAATCTACGCTGTCATCTTCTACGACGGGCGTGGCTAGCGGTCTTTCCGGTATGGTGAAGAATTTTAAGGCGGGGTTCTCGTCTGCCGAGCAAGCTCGAAGTGCGATAACAGGGCTCACTGGATCTGTTGGAGGGCTTATACGTGCTTTTGCCGACACAACTGGCATCTCTGCTCTTGCGTCCAAGATATCAAGCTTTGCATCATCTGCTGCGGCATCGGTCTCCGGCGTTGCCTCATCGATTGGGACGAAGCTCTCAGGCATCGCGTCGAGCATAGGGAGTGTCTTTTCAACCATCGGCGGCAAAATAAGCTCCGCGCTATCACCTGTAACGAGTGCTGTGTCTGGCGTCTTTAGCAAGGTGTCCTCTACTGCTCAAAGCGCTGTATCTGCGATATCGGCGCATTTCGCGCCGCTTACGTCAGCAATCGGCAATGTCATGTCCGGCGTTGCGTCCAATGTGTCGAGCGCTTTTAGCGGTATTTCAAGCGAGATCGGAGGGATACTCGGGTCGCTTGGGAGCACTGTGTCGAGCGCCCTCGGAAGCGTCGCGTCCGGAATATCCAGCGCAGTTGGGACTGCAACAAGCGTTGCGGCTAAGGGTGTGGCAGCTCTAAGCGCAGCCGTAGTGGCCCTTGGTGGGGCTGCCTTGTCATCCTACGCAGACTATGAGCAACTTGTCGGTGGTGTCGAGACGCTTTTTGGAGACTCTGCTTCAACCGTGGAGTCCTATGCGTCGAATGCCTACCAGACGGCGGGGCTTTCCGCAAACGATTACATGACCCAGATAACGAGCTTCTCCGCCTCTCTTGTCTCATCGCTTAATGGCGACACCTCAGCTGCCGCTGAGGTCGGTAACACTGCCATGGTCGACATGGCCGACAACGTAAACAAGTTCGGCAGCAACATCTCAGACGTCCAAAACGCCTACCAGGGGTTCGCCAAACAGAACTATACGATGCTCGACAACCTGAAGCTCGGCTACGCCGGCTCCCAGGCAGGCATGGAGTCCCTCCTCGCCGATGCGGAGAAGATCACGGGCCAGCACTACGAGCTGGGTAACTTCGCCGACATGGTCGAGGCGATACATGCGGTGCAGACCCAGATGGGCATCACCGGTACGACCGCCGAGGAGGCGGCGAGCACGATCAGCGGCTCCGTGTCGATGGCAAAGGCGTCGTGGTCCAACTGGCTGACCGGGCTAGGCAATGAGAACGCCGACATGGGGGCACTCACTGGTCAGCTCATACAGTCCGTCCAGGCTGTCGCCTCAAATGTAGGGCCGCGGATAGCTCAGATTATGTCATCCGTGGTAAGTGCTCTGCCGGACCTTATAAATCAGGCAGTATCCATGGTGGGACAACTGGTGACGACGCTAGGACCATCGCTTCTGCAGGCAATTGGGACCGTTGTACAGCAGGTTCCAGCTTTAATAGCGCAGATTGCAACGGCGATTTCGACATCGTTTAGTTCAATCGACCCAACAACGATAGCAGCGGGCGCTCAGCAGTTTATGACATCGCTTATCCAGGGGCTTGTAACTGCCGTTCCGATTCTGCTTCCGATTATCTTGCAGGTAGGGCTCGAGATAATAACTGGCATCGTTCAATCTCTGGCACAGAATGCCGACCAAGTCGTGCAGGGCTTTGTCACGCTGCTGGAAGGCATCAACCAAGCAGTTGCGCCAGTTCTGCCTGTATTAGCGGCAGCAATAGTGCAGCTTATAATCGCACTTGTCGGTGCCTTAATTTCGCACTTGCCTGAGATACTAGCGGCAGGTGTGCAGCTGTTTATGATGCTTGTCCAGGCAGTGGGCGATATCCTCGGGCAGTTGCTTAGCGCATTAGGTGGGCTAATCGGAGATGCTGCAGGTGCGATCTCTGGTGGAGTTTGGCAGATGATATCTGCTGCCGGCGACTTTTTCGGTGGCCTGCTACAAGGAGCAAATGACAAGGCGGGTGAGCTACTCGACTGGGTAGGTGGCATACCAGGACGTATCATCGACGCCCTAGGTGACCTCGGAAGCCTACTTTGGGATGCCGGCGACAAGATTATACAAGGGTTTCTCGATGGGTTGAAGTCAGCGTGGAGCAACGTCACAGACTTTGTAGGCGGTATCGCAGGCTGGATTGCCAAGCACAAAGGCCCCATCAGCTACGATGCGAGGTTGCTTATCCCTCATGGCAAAGCGATCATGTCAAGCTTATCAGATGGGCTTGTGACAGGTTTTAGTACTGTTGAGACCGTTGTAAAGAACGTAGCTCCTTCTATCGAAGACGCTATGGGTACTGTAAGCGTCCCTGTTGATATAGAAACGACAGCTAAGCAAGCAGCTCTAGCTACTTCCGCTATCTCGCAAGCAGCAATAACTAAGCTTTCGGCATCTTTGTCAGATCAAAAAAGCATCAATGGAACTACTAAAGCTTCAGATAGTAATTACAAAGCCTCATTTACCATCAACGCAAATGATCCGAATCTTACCGCAGCGGTCGTTGAAAAAGACCTACGTCGCGCCTTCGCATAGAGGGGAGGTACCATGCGTTTTACGATCACATCAGATAGCGGTACGAGGATCACCCTTAAAGACAGATATTTAGACAAGCATGTCGGGTGGGAGCTCGCAAAAGACGGTGTCAGCGGGTGGTTCGGCTCGCCAAAGCCTCGCGAGGATGTGGCCTCCTCTGTGGGCCGCGACGGTGATTTCTGGCCGGCAACACTCACACAAGGAGGCCGCGTCGTCACGCTCAGCGGGATTGCTCACTGCCACTCAACATTAGAGCTTGCGCGGGCAATCGACCAGATCAACGGCCTTGTGGGCCACATGCTCACGATCGAGGCAGAGGACGCTCACGGTGTGAGGATCGCCACAGGCTACCTCAGCGACGATCCCGACCCGCAGATTTTCAGCCACGAGAAAGACGCGAGTTTTGACCTCATAATCACCTGTCCCGACCCGCACCGGTATGGGCGTTGGTCGGCGTATTCATTTCCATTCGAGGGGACCGTCAAGGTACGTAATAATGGCAACGTCAAATCCTACCCGAAAATCAAGGTCACATCACTCTACCAGCAGAAAGTCACGGCGCTTGCGCTCACGTGCGGCAGCCAAAAGGTGACATGGACGGGCAGCGCAGACGAGCTCACGATAGATCTCGCCGAGATGGTGCCGAGCTCAGGCACCATCGGGATAGACAATGCCTTTGCGCTCTCGCCCGGCATGAACCAAGTAAAAATCTCAACTGACGGCTACGCAACACTCTACACGCGCGATGGGTGGCGGTAGACATGACATACTACCTGCACGCCTTTAACGGGCTCACGGGAGCCCATGTACGTCGCCTCGACTTCTCAGCGCTCAGCTGGTCGGAGTCCATAAACGAAGAGGGCTCCATGTCGGCGACGGTGGTAGACGACGGCAGCATCGACCCGGACGTGTGCCTCAGGGCATACGGCACGATCCTTGCGGCAATCGACGAGGACAACACGGTGCGCCACGCGGGCTACATTAAGCAATGGACGTATAGCAAGGGCGACGGCACCTACACCGTCTCAGCTGGCGGCGGCTCGACGATACTTGCCAAGCGGCTTGTACTCAATCATGCGCTCGCCGCGGCATGGAAAGACGGCACCGTGATTATTGACGATGACAACCCGCCGGGCAACTGGGTGCTCACGGCAAACGGGAGCTACAGCGATCTCATCCGTGCTCTCATCGTAGAGACCGAGAAATGGGGCTCACTGCCGATAACGCCGGCTACAGCTACAGGCGGGAACAAAACCCGTACATGGGACAGCTGGGATCTTGCTACAGTCGCCGACCGCATAAGCGACATTGGAGACCTCGACGCAGGGCCGGAGTGGAGATTTGATCCGCAGCTCTCTAGCGGCTGGGTGCTTACATTTAAGCAGGTCACAAGCGCAGACGGCGGCGAGATCATCGACAACAAGTGGGTGTGGAACGCACTTGTGCCGTCCTCGGGTGTCGTGCTCGGGGATGAGGACGCAGACGGCTCAGACATGGCTGGTGCCTGCTACATGACAGGCGGAAAAGACGATGACACGCTGCTCATTGCTCACAACATAGGCACGGCGCTCACCTCTGCGGGCTGGCCGCTGCTACAGGTGGCAGACACATCACACAGCACGGTATCAGTGCTCGCGACGCTCCAAGCCTACGCAGCTGCGACAGTAGCGGCAGGTGACGGGGCGCAAGGCTCGGTAGCTCTCACAGTGCCGGAGTCTGCGCAGGTACATGTAGGCGACTGGGCAGATGTGCGCTACGGCGATGATGAGGCCGACGTGCTCGCGCTTAAGGTGACCGACGTAAAGGTGGCAGCGGGCGACAAGACGCAGACCCTCGGATGCAGGATGAGGTGATCAATACGAGTAAGTACAAACCCACAAGCTTTGATAACATGGCCGTGATAAGTCGCACATTGCGTGAGCAGCGCAGACTTGCCGAAGTGGCCACCGTCGCGTCGAAGACGCAGACCTACCAGACCACGGCCAAGACTGACACGGCACAAAGCACGGCAGACACCGCTGTGACAAGCGCCGCGACGGCGCAGGATACCGCCGATACCGCTATGACCGATGCAGCCACAGCCCAATCCACAGCTGACACAGCAGCTACTGCAGCAGCTAAAAACGCTGACACCATCGCTGATGTGCAAGCTGGAATCGATAACCAAAATGAGACCATCTCCGGTATCCAAGGTGATATTACAGACCTTACAACCGACCTCGGTACCGTAAAGACTACCGCGAAAGAGGCTAAAGACACCGCCGATGAGGTCTCGAAGACGCTTAGCGCCGACTACAGCAAGACTGGCACGGACACATCATATGTAACTGCCTCGACTAACCTACAGACCGCCGATGAAATCATGCAATCCGTGAGCGGAACCTATGCCACACAAGAAAGCTTAGCTACCACCGATGCCAAAGCAGATGCAGCTCAGAGCACCGCTGATAATATCTCAGTTGGTGGAACTAACCTAGCGATAAATACGGCATTAAGTAA